TCCTGCGTCAAGCGGTCAATCGTCGTATTCGCACTGCATACGAGCGTTACCCCTGGCCTGACTTTACCGTTATTGGAGAAGACGTTGCGCTCATTAATGCTGACAATAACACTATCCAGACATATGGCACTGGAAAAGATTTATCATCTGATTCCAATATAGTGTTCCGCATTCATAAAACAGATCCAACCGAGACTCGATACCCAGAGGAGTACACATATGTATCATTGCTTAATGCTACTGGATACCCTTCTGTTAAAATCATTTCTCCACAGGTGCTTGATACGACTGTTTTTGTAACCTATCGGAAAGACCTAGAAGCAACTATCGCTGATGGCGGTACATATACTTCTGGTAACTTTGGCGACGAAGCAAATGACAACCCAAACATTCCTTACCAGTTCTTCGAGTACTGTGCATTTGGTGCTTACGCTGACTTCCTACGTGGCGATGGTCAGACCGACAAAGCTCAAGTAGAGGATCAGAACTCGGAAATTATTCTTGTTTCTGAAATTGATAAGGTTCGTAATCAGAGCCGTCAGTTCCGTCACGATGTACTTCAGTATCGTCCACAGACACAGTTTGCCCGACATAATGTTCAGGCTGGTGGATCCCCGTTGAATAAGCCAGAAACTGCATTCAACAATAACGTACAATAATGCCATCTGACGCTACATTCCTTGAGGTTAAAAATGCTTTTCAGTCCATTGCTGGGCTGGAAAGCTTAACCTCGGCTGACGAGTTCTTCCTTTTAAATTCATTAAATCGTGCGGTGTACCGTGCATATAATGAATCTGATAGTTGGCCTCGTTACTTAGTTGTAGGTGAAGAGCGTTCTATTGTTTCAGATCCTGTTTCTACAATTCCGTACGCAGAGAACACTAAGGATACTATTGGTCAGTTCTTACGTGTGCATCGGACTCAGCCGTTCCTCAGGAACTCGGCCATTGAGTTTGAGTTCTATGTAGATTCTTTTGGGGCGCATATACTTAACCTGATAACACAGGATGCAGCTTCGGCATTTGTTACTTACAAGAAGCAAGTAACTTTTAATTTTACTCCTGACAGTACGGATATCCCATTGGAGTTCGTAGATTACATTACCTATACTGCTCTGTCTGACTTTTATACTGGAGATGGCCAAGCTGAAAAAGCAGCTATAGCTGCTGTTCAAGCGCAAGTTATGCTTGACCGTGAGTTACTCCGAAATAATCTAGATAAAAACAACAATACAATTAACAAGAAGTTTTCAACTTACGTAAATCGTCAAGCACGATAACAACCCCTGTGATATAATAACATTATGGCAAGCTCAAGAAACAACGCACTAGAATTTTCATCTGCCGGATCAGAGATCCTTGGCGATGGGGACTCCGTAACAGCTAAACGCTACGGAGCAATTCAGTTAGTCACTGACACTAACTTTTCCGTCCTTACTGCAAATAATGTTGATCAGTCCGGGGCTGTATTAACAGGTGTAGGTATTGGTGCAGGCACAATTCTTTACGGTCAGTTCAGCGCAGTTGCTGTAACGAGCGGTCTAGTAATCTGCCACAAGTACTAATATGTACCTTAGCCTAAAGGGTTCCCTAGGTCATACTCCAATTACAGACAGAGTAGGCGAAGGCCCTCTTCAGATTGCTGAAGGGGCTGCGGCTGCGTATAGTTTGCGCAACCTAGGATCGAACAGCCCTTCGGTTGTCCGTGTTCGACGTGAGAGCGACAATAACGAACGGGACTTTACGGCTCAGGACATTAGCACTTCGGTTCTAACAAACTGGGTCAACGAGCAGATTGTTCCACCTTTGGACATCGGCGTGTTGACACCCGAGGGACGCATACCAGTTCCAGAGGGAGGGACAAGCATTGGAACCCCTGCTGCTGCGTATAGCTTGCGTAACCTTAGCACGACCTACACAGGGAACGTAGTGGACGTGAGGCGTTCTATTGATGACGCAGAGGAATCCTTTACGGCTGAGGAAGTTAGTGATGGGACGCTTGAGGCTTGGGTCTTAGCTCCAGTAAGTAGTTTTATTAATCAATTGCCCTACTTTAATGGAACGGATACGTCGATTGACTACGGCTCTCCATTATTGCCAGCAACGGGTGATTTCGACTTTGAGTTCACTTGGTATGTCGCCAACGCCTCTGCACCAGCTACTTTCCTATATGCTTTTTCACAGGGGACGGCAACTGGAAACTTTCTCGGAATAGCTCTATCAACAACTGGCCAAGTATTAGTATATCATTGCAACGGAACACCTGTTTTTCAGTCGGCTGGAACATATTTCTCTTCGTTAGTTAAAATCAGACTACAAAAGGTCTCTGGAAATCTTACAGTCCATCTCGACGATGTTCCACAAACTACCGTAGCGGTAACTGGTAGTATTTCTCAGACCAATTCTATATGGGGCGACACCTCTTTCCTTACAGGAAACCGTCACGCATTAGGACTGATTTACGGTGATGAAGTAACAGGCACAGTCAACGGCTCGCCAGAACTTTTCACAGGGCAGGGCGTTGACGGCTTCGTCTCCAAATGGT